AGTATCGTGCACCAAACCTTTAAGCATATAGCTGCATACCGCCGAATCTACGGGTACGCGGCTATATTTTTACGCATATTCCCGCATACAATCGCATAAATGACAGATGTTTGACAGATGTAATGACAGACGTAAAACGCGGTTGGAGGCGTTATGGCGACAATTTCAAAAAGACCCTATGGGACGTATGAAGTCCAGTGGCGAGTAGACGGTAACAGACACTCGAAAACGTTTAAAACTCGTAAAGAAGCAAAAGAGTTCGCGCTACAGATTGAATTAAATCCACGACAGCGCTCTAGCGTAGTGACGTTCGCCGAAGTAATTAAGCAGTACGCAAAAAACGAAACACCGAAGAAAAAAGGCGCGAAATGGGAAACGTTTCGACTCAATCGATTAGCTGAAACCTCTATCGCTCAAAATGCGTTAGATGATCTAACGCCTAATCTGTTTCAAAAATATGTAGATCGTCGTCTAAAGGAGCCTGCGCCGACTGGCGGCACGATTGCGACATCTACGGTTATTAGAGAATTGTCTACGATTAGTTGCGTATTGTCGTACGCTAGAAAATTAGATTTACTCGAAAATAATCCGCTTGAAGGCGTGAAGTGGCCTCAAGCCCCTGAGCATAGAGAAAGAGTAGCGTCAGAAGAAGAACAAGAAGCGATAATCCTAGCGGCTGGCTGGGATGGTAAAACGCCGCCGCTTAATTCTACGCAGTTGACCGCGTTAGCTTTTATTCTTAGCTGTCGCACGGGTATGCGTGCTGGCGAAATCTTAGCTATAGAAAAAAGCTGGATTGACGGTAACGTTATACATCTACCGGCGCCGGCTACGAAAACGAACTCGCGTAGAGACGTAGCATTATCGAGCGACGCGAAACGTCTATTAGATTTAGTGATTCAGAGTAAAAACGATGATTCGCCTAGAGTGTTTTCACGTCTAAGCGATACGAGAAGGGATGCGCTATGGCGCAAATTGAGAGACCGCGCCGGACTCAATGAAATACGAGATTCGGCGGGAAATGTGATAATCGAGGGTTTGAATTTTCACGACGGGCGCGCTACGTTCGCAACGTGGGCCGCGTCGCCTGACCCAAAAACTGGGGCGCCCCGCCTAGACGTACTCGCGTTAGCACGTCAGACGGGACACAAAAATATAAAGATGTTAATGAAGTATTACCGCGCTTCGGCTGAAGATATAGCTAAGCGACTCGGTTAGCGAAGTAGGCGGCGAGCGCGTTTTTAGAGCGCGCCTGCCGCTGTGTTTCAATCCAGTGTAGAACGTCCTTTTTAAACCAGCGGCGATAGCCTGAATCTGTTAACTGAGTAGCTTGCGGGAAATCGTCTTGCTCAGTGATTTTTTTTACCGCGCTAGATTTACGCTTGTAACCGAGCATAACGCATACGTCATCGAACGAGAGAAACTCTTTATTTTGTTCGGCTACGATTTCCTGCGCTAGACGTTTGTAATCAATATCGCTCATGACGCACCTCTAAAATTTCAATTTACTGTTATTGACTACAGAGTCGAAAAACTCGACGTAATACTCTGAATACGATTGTTTGAATCGAACGTGAAAACGAACGAGATATTTCATGCGCAGTTCGTCGGCGGTCATTCCGAGCGTTTTTGCGAATAGGCTATAAATAGCGTTTAATTTTTCCTCGCTGTATGCCTCGTAGCTATCAGCATTGAGGATGATCGTTTTCGTCCATTCGGGAATTTCGATTTTGGCTGTATTGTGTTTGAGAGAAATTTTCAAGTGATTCGTCATTTAAATTTGTCCTTTATTCGTTGTAGTTGCCTTTCAGCTTTTGCGTTCATTATTCTTTCGATGTACTCGGCTAATTTTTCGTCACGGAGCATTAGATATTCAATCTGACGCGCTACGAGTAACACGTCCGCTAATTCCTCACTGATCGAGAAATCAACATGACCGAACTCACGCTGAGCCGCTGGATAGTCGTATTTTTGTGCGAGTTCGCCAGATTGAATTAATACGTACTTCTTAGCGATTACAGCGCCCAATTCGGCTCCTTCTTCGCCTAACTTGCATATCTGTATATTCAGGCCGTAGTAATCGGCTATAAGCGCTATTTTTTCCTGTAGATTCATTTTGGTTCGCCCTCAATTTGTTTTAATTTTTGGTCTGCTGTTACGTTCATTAGGCGAATCATTTCGTCGTTAAACGCATTATCGTCTTTCATTAGATATTCGATCTGTCGAGCCATAACGAGAACGTCAGCAAGTTTGTTGCGACAGCCCTCAGCCGCAGTTTTTTCAAGTTTTCTGAAATACTTTCTAGCGTTACCTTCACTTTCATCCCCGCAATTGATGATGACGCGGTATCTATGCACAGCTGAGGAATATTCGGAGCATTTCTCAGCCAGCTTTAGAAGCTGGACATTTAGACCATATCGGTTAGCGATAGACTCTAGTTTTTCCTGTAATTCCATATTTCACCCATTAAAAAAGCCGCTATAAAGCGGCTAACTGGTTAAGAATTTCTTCTCGTTCGATTTTCAAGTTGAGCAGTCTCAGGCGTCGTCTTAACGACTCTTTGAGATCGTCGTTTTCGTTAGTTTTAGGTGATGACGAAACAGTCTCTTTTTTCTCAGAAACCCAGATAGATTCAGGCTTTAAGGGCGCTGCCTTAACGTGCGTAGACGGCGCCAGCTGCTGGTTTAACGACTCCTTTACCGAGTCTGCGAGAGATTTGAACCTAAACGGGTCAACAATGCTAATGCTTGGCGGTTGTATCGGATAGTCTTTTGTATAGACATTCGGCACTAATTTTCCGTTTACGCATTTTGAATCTTTAACGTTAATTTTTCCTATAGGATCGTCGCTAATCACGCGCCCATATTTCTTAACTTCTTCACCTCGAGAAATAATTTCGTCATACGTATAGTACGGCTCAGGGGGCATTTGATAATCAATCAGCTCAGGATCAGTCGCTAGATCCTCGCTATAGTAATAGCCAAGAAAAACATGATTATTACTATAAGTTCGATACGCTCTAACGCTAGTTTTAAATATTTTCAAACTAATAGCCGTGCCCCCGCCTAAGCAAAGATTTACTCGCGTTTCTCTATGCGATTTATCGAGAATGAAGTTTTTGATCGCCTGATCTACTTGTTTCTGCGGGCGTAACGGTATGATTTTTCTTGGCATGATTAAGCCTCATCTATCGCTTTTAACGCTACTTTGTTGTTGATAAAGACTGGCGCCGCTGTAATAACGTTATTCAGTTGATCGCGCAACCACTTCGCTTTATCGAAGTCAAGAATTAGCGTAGTCGTATAGAGATTGCTATTTTTGAGATATACGACTACTGCTAAATCTTTTTCTGACTTCGGCGCTCCCTCCCAGTCGCGCTGTCGTAGAGAAACACCTTCTAAGAAGATATTCGGATGATTGACCAGGTATCTCATGCCTTCGCCTTTTTATCGTTACGACGTTCGACTACCTCCATAAGGCAGTAGTTAGCGAGATCGAGTAACGTGTCATCGACTTTTTCGTCAGTAACTTGCAGTCGTTCGCCATTCAAGAGAAGCGTCTTAATACGCTCCATCTTGTCCATAAGCCTAACGAGAATCGCGTTAGGTACTTCGGCCCTTACTTTCGCGAACGAATCGCCGTAATCTGCGTTTTTGCGGCTGTAAATGTCATTTAACTGATCGCATAACGATTTATGAATTTCGATTTTGTTCATCATTAATCCTTAAATTAAATAAAACTGCATATATATCGCGTTCCATTTTTTTGACGATTGAAATCTCTTCTTCGAGCATCGTTAGAAACGTTTTAGCGATAAATTCATCCTGATTTTTTTTATCTTTCAAGTAAAAAAATGCAGGTCTTATTAGTTCCTGATGATTTTCTAAACGATGTAACGAAGTACCTAAAGACCACGCTAAATTAACTAGTTTTCTATGAGCGTCTAACTCGGCTTTTAATACGTATTCCTTTTTTCGCATTGTTTATTTGTACTTAAAAAATACTAACCAAAAGCGTGAAACCTTAGTTTTTGGATTTGTGACTTTCTTATCTCCGAAAATAGGAGAAATAGGTTTAAATAGATCGAGTATTTTGGCCAATGGAATATCTTTATCAGCCCATTTAAAAACTAAAGTCCCTTGAGGTTTTAAAACTCGCCAGCACTCTTGAAATCCTTTTTCTAAATCTTCTTTCCAAGTGTCTTTATTCAAAACACCATAAGACTGAGCCATATAGGAATTTGAGCCTAGGTTATAAAGATGCGGAGGATCAAACACGACTAATGAAAAGGAGTTGTCTTCAAAGGGGAGTTCCCTGAAGTCCAGTTTTTGATCCGGATGGACATTAAGAATTCGAGAATCACACTGAACATAACTCTCGTCTCGAATGTCTCCAAATAAAACTATTGAATTGCTTTTATCGAAGTAGAATTTTCTTCCACCGCTTGCGGGGTCAAGAATTAATTTCATGATAGGTAATAAAAAAGCCCCTCGATTTGAGGGGCGCAGACAATAATTATTTGAGAACTACGAGAGTAGCCTTGATTGCACCCCTCGCACATTTTTGGCATGGGTAATAGAGACCCGGGTATCCATCGGAATTGTTTCTGCAAGGAACGTATTTCCAGAAGCCACTTTTGATTTCTTTAACGTCAGATGGCTGAATAACCTCATCAAAATAATCTTCAATCGCTTTAATCACTTCTTCAGATTCAAGCCAGCCATAAAGAAGAATTTCTCCATCAACGCAGCTCATGACTTCGCCTAGTGAAAACAAGCTTGACATTTATTTGTTCCATAAAAAAACCGCCTTTTGGCGGTCATTAATTCAAATCCTCCAGCTCCGGCGGCTCTACGTTCAACGGTCTAAACGCTAAAACATCGTCATTGAAATTGACTCTCCAATCTCCTTCGCCATTTTTGATCGTGTATTCGTCGACATCGATAAATTTTTGTCCATCGGAGCAAACGTAGACCAAATATTTCCCCTCCTCGATAGGTTCGACTTCCGGATACGGATTCCAGTTTGCGGGGTCATACGTTCTAACACGCTCGATCTCTTCTTTAGAAACTTTAATAGCTCCTTTAACTCCATTCTCCTCACTATCAATAGCGAGATAGAAAAAATACGAGTCGTTAGACATTTGTCTTTGAAGCTCTCTTTCGACATCTTCTTTTCCGAAAATAACGTTTAAAGCGTTTTCAATTTCTTGGTTTTTTAATTGATACTTATATTTCTCGTACTTCATTCGTTTTCCTCCTTTGCGTCGTAAGGCTCAAGCAATTCGCGAAAAGCGATAACGTCGTTTTTCATGTAAAAATGGCCGTACTCATAAGCGGCAATTTGCACGAATCTACGAGTATCTCCGCTATCTGTTTTCATTAAACGCGTTACTAAGTATTGGCCAACTTTCGGCGGTTTGACATCAGGAAACGGGTTCCAGTCGTTTGGCTTGTACTCAGGAACGTTTACAAAACGCTCCTTATCAAGTCTCAACATAATATCGTCATTATCATCGAACAGAAGGATGTAGCTTGATCTATCATCCATTTGGCGATTGCAACGCTTTGCAATTTCATCATCAGAGAGCAGCCGGATGATCATTGCTTTTACTGCTTCAGGGTCTTTAATCTTCCACATCGTCATTTACCTCGCTTAGGAAATCTCTTAAAGACAAGAACGAAATCGCGTTTTCTTTCTTGTTGTTCTACGTAGTCAAAAGGAACGATACGAATAAAATCCACATCGTCATCGCTGATTCTGAGCTGAACAAAATACGATTTATCGTTAAATTCGAGCGTTCCGCAAACTGAAATTAGTCCGGATAAAAACTGTGTAAAGTTTTTAAGGAGTTCGTTAATGTCGTTAACTGGCTGACCGAAAAGCCATTCGAGCTGTGATTTTTCTTCGTCAGTTAACGGTCTTTTTCGTGAAAATGCCATTTATTTCATTCCTTGTTTACGTACGTATTCGTCAATAAAACTCCATGCGAAACCAATCGTAATTAACGGAATCGGAGCCCATACAGCCCACTCTCTCGGAACAATTTCCGTAAGCGTATAAATTCCTGCGCTAGCTAAAAGAATAAGTAACGCACATTTAACAATCGTTGTGAATTGATAAAAAACAACGAAGGAAACGTTTCTTTTAATTTTTTCTACTTTTTCGAGTTTTTCTCTAGCTTCGCGCTCTTTAATTCCGCAATCGATTAAATCCTGCTGGACTTGTTTTTCAAACTCTATAGATGTGTCTGCTGTTAAATCGACTTTCTCTAAGGGCTTTAGCGTTTCAATTAAACGCGTTAATTCGCGTTTTTTATAATCGCTAAATTGCCCATTTTTTAGATAGAAATTAAGCGCCTCTAAAATATTTCTACAATCCATCCAATTTAATTTCATTTTTAATCCCTGAAATATGTTTTACCATCAAAATATGACCGTTTAGATTTATTTTTCCCGTTGATATCTACATCCATCTTGCATAACAAAATCGTTACAAATGCAGAACAATCAGAGCTAACGCCAGTTAGTTTTAGAGGGCTAGTTTTTTCGTTTTCAGGCGGGAAAAATTTAAAGTCGATCACATAATCTTTTCCTATCTTTTCAACGATTTTCACGAATTCAGATTGAAACCAGCAAAACCGGCTATCCGCGTAAGTCGTCTCTTTTTTAGGAAATGCAACTCTAAAATCAGGGTATTTTCCTTCAATCGGCTTATATTTAATCGTTAAATCACCAATAGAAAACTCTGAGTTTGTAATGTAGACATTTGCGTTAGGATCGCAAACGCTACTGGCTGCTTCTATAACGTTCCTCGGTATGATTGCTTCACCAGTTCCGTCAATATTCAATTCTTCAAGGTTTTGAAGTAAGACCAAAATATGACCGTCAGTTGCCGCAATTTCTCTATAATCAAAATTTACATACAGTCCATTAAGAAAATATCGTACGTTATTTTTCGGGATTACTTTAAGTAATGATCTAAGATGTTTTCCTTGCATTGTTATTTCTCGATATGTGGAATTTTCTTACTTAAAACTTCATGAACTTGAGAAAAATCTTTAATCCATTTGCGCATCTCAAAATACCATTCGGGATTAAAACCTTGTTTTATGTCCTCGTTTAAATCCTGAATTTGTCTCTTGAAAAAACGAATAATGAATTGATGATTATCTTGACCGATCAGGACGCTCTCACCGTCTTTAACGCTTCCTAATTCTTCTTCGAGCAGTTTCAAAATTCCAAGTCCTGCAATTAATACGGATGCCGGTGTAGCGTCGTGATCTGCGTAAATTTCAACAAACGCATGTCGAATATTGTTGTAATCGTCGAGCGAGTATTCGTAATATTGGTATTTCGTAATCGTGTAGCTGGTCATTTTTCTTCCTTTAGGTATTTTTGAATCTCACGCAAAACCTGCTTGAAAAATTTTCGTTCAGTCATGAATAATTTGAATTGGCAGTAATCCACGATGACATGAAAAAGATCAACATCAACGCAGATGTCATCTCCCCATGGCTGAAAACACCAAAAGGCGTAATTGTCGATTCTCTTTTTAATCAACTGCCCGTATGGTGTTTCATCAATCAAAAGAATTCGCGTTCTGGGGGTATGAAGTACAAGCTCGATATTCATTTTTCCTCCAATAAAAAAGCCTTTTAATGAAAAGGCTTTTTGTTTACTAATCTTTTGTAGAGAGGTTTTAAAAGAGAAACCCAATTTAAAAAGGTTTTCTCTAAATATTCGCATTCTTCAAACAAGGCTTTACGTTCTAAGCGGATTATTTGCTCGTTCAAAAAGTTAACGATAAAACCGTGAGTTTCTTCGTCCACCAGCGCAGAACCTTCAGGAACCGAGAACTTATCGTACATACCGTCGGAAGCATCGAATATAAGAACGATAAGTGTTACGATTCCGAATGCGTCTATCTTTACGGAGATTGGTGTATTAAAGTTATCAAAAACGTCATGTAATATGATTTCGATTTCACGTTTATCGCTCGGACTGTACAAAAAATCGGGATACTCGCTCATGTTTCCTCCAAAAGAAAACCCGCTTTATTCAGCGGGTTTATTGTCATATGCGACTAGTTTCTGCTTTATCTTTAAGTGCTTTTAAGCATTTCGCTTATCGCCATAACGGATGAAGTAACGTAGTTAATACGTTTACGAAAATTTATAAATTTGCAATCGAATTTATTTATGCGAATGCGTATAAATCTTTTTGCGTCATTTAAAGAAGAAAATTCTTGATTAGATAACTCTGGATTAAAAATTTTTATTAAGGGATTTATGGTTATAACCTTCCAGCCTTTTCGTTCTTTATTAACGTAGCCGACTACTATGTTTCTATACCAAACGATATAGCCTAAAAAACAAATATCAAATCTGATTGTCTGCATTATCCGCACCATCCCTTGAGCTTTTTTGAAATCTCGCGTTTGGCGATAACGAGCCTTTCGTAGTGATAAGGCAGTGGAAAAGACGAACTTAAAAACGCTTCAAGTTCATCATCTAATAAGATCGATTTCCGCGTGAAAGTCCAGCCTCAGACGTTTTAAATAGCATTCCTACTGGCTCATAATTCAATTTGACGATGTAGCATTCGTGAGCGTTCCAAATGTAGCTAACACGCATAGCACATCTCCCATGTATCCACGGCCTCTCGAACGAGCTCTTTGATTCTGTCGATGTCGCGTCGACAAGTAAATCCGTAGTCGTCTAACCAGTTGCAAATGAAATCATCGAGCATTTCGTCATCAAACGATTTTCCATTCCATTCAGCAACATACGTCCAGCCCTTGTTAGGCAAATATTTCAGCGTTCCGATACGTTTGTCGTTACGCATAACGATGTAGTAACCGTTAATAACGTACAAAAAATTAACATTAACTTTCATGCAAAAAGAGCGCCCGTTATTAGCGAGCGCTCTGTAATTTGTTTAGAACGGGATGTCGTCCGGAGAGAAATCGCCAGCAGGCGCCGCTGGCGGAACTTGCGCCGGCGCCGACGCGTAACCGCCTCTAGGCGCTGGTGCGCTTTCGAATCCGTTAGACGATTGAGCGGCTAGTTTTTTAAGCGGCTTGTCCTTTAGATTCTTTAGCTTAGCGTCTACTGCTTTCGCTTCGGCTTGGTCGAGGATTTCGGCTGCATTCTGACGTGTGCGAGGGTCAAACGGTGTAAGGAGATTCAAACGAATCATCGTTTTAATTTCGCCGTTAATGTCATATTCTTCCGGCGCCGCCTGAATAAGCAGGCCGATAGGTTTGCCCATGAGATCAACGAAGAAATATCCAACTTGTTCTATGCCTTGACGGTCTTTAAAACGACGTTGCTCAGCTTTGAGACTGCGTACGCGACAAACAGTCATCAGGCTGTCGAGAATAGCTCTAGAGAAAGTCGCTTTACCCGATTTGTCATAAATACACATGCTCATGTGAGCGCGTTCGAGATCAAGCGTTTCGAAATCGATATCGAGCATTTCGGCGCCGGATTTAGATTCGTAAATACGTGCGGCAGTGATAATACCTGTGTAAGCGCCGGAAGTCGTGATAAAGGAAGTTCCGCCGACTGTGCGAGCGGCTTTAACGTCTAAGGTCATTTCAGTATGTAGCATTTTCTACCATCCTGTTGTTAGTAAGTGAAGTGTGAGAAGGGGAAGACTCAAGGCCGTAGAACTCGCAGATAGTGCGGTCTACTGCGGCCAAATCGTTATCTAAGAGTTGTTCGTTAAACATACCCATAGGCGATTTAACGGTATCTGAGCCGCTGTTTTGCGTAGAGAAAAGGTAATTACCGTTTTCGGCATGAGTACGTAAGACGGTCGTAAACATGCCTTCAACGACGATTTTGTCGTCTAGCAGCTTGCCTAACGTTTTAATGCGAACGCGTCCAAATTCGTCGGTTTGCGTATGCGCTAAAACGTAAACGCGTTTGTTTTCAGCCAGCTCGGAGGCCGTCTTAGCTACGTCGAAACCTACGCCGCCGATGTCAGTAAATTTGTCGAACGATTTTTCGTTACGACGCGCCATAAATTGATTAGCGAGAATGTACTGCCAGTCGTCAACAATGATGATGTCTGCGTGTGTACGTCGCATTGCCGTCAAAATGTACGACGGGTTAGACGTTACGTATACATTCCCGTTCGGATTTTCGGGCGTTTTTTCTTTCCAGCCGTTATTACGAAACGGCAATGGCTTACGAAGCGGCTGGATTAGCAGACACTTCGTAGGATCGAAGTTTCTAAGCGAGCAGGTTTTACCGCTGCCGCTTTCTCCAAGCACTAGACAAGCATAGCTCATAAGGTTTATCCTTTTTATTACTGAAATTCAGATGTTTTCATTTAAAAACGCCTCAGTCGTTACAGCGATTGAGGCGTTTATTTCATTAGTGCCGCGATTAGCTCAGGCATCCAGCAAGCTAAGACGATGACGCCGAAAAAACATACGGCGCCGGCGAAATCCTTAACGTCATCGCTGCTTACGTTATTAACGAGCTGGCGAACTAATCGAACGAGACACGTAAGAAGAAGCACCCAAGCGCCTGTAACGATTACTAGGTGGGCGCCGTTCATGCCTTTGAAAAACATGATGTTTCCCCCTTTTTCTATATAATAAAGACCACATAAAAAAGCCCCCGTCGTCGAAAAAAATTGGAACTAACGTTAGTTAGGAAAACGACGCGGGGACTTGTTTATGTGAACTATTAGTAAATTCCTAATAGTTCGAAAATTGATTAAGCTAGACGTTCACCAGCTTCATAAGCAGAAAGAAAGTTTTCTAAGTAATCGGTTGCTTCCTTCTCTGTTTGGAAGGTTCTCGAATAGCTATTGCAATAAAGAAAATCCTGTAAACCTTTAGATTTATGCGTAGGTCTAAACGCTGAAAACATCCATTTTTTACGATCAACCTTCAAAAGGTCGCAAACGTATTCGTCTTTGTAAAACACTCTAAATTCGTTTTTAAAAGACGTGTACTCAGTAACTTTTTTACGTTCATACGTGGCTAACATGTTTTTTCTCCAACTAAAAAACACAGGGTTAAAAAAACAGAAGCGCGCCGAAGGACGCTAACGAGAAATCCTCCGAAACACGTTAGCCGACGCGCTTGTGTTTACGCTCTGCTGCTGTTCTTGCGAGAGCGTGTAACTCAACTAGCTTTTATGTATGCTGGTAACTAGTAACCTCGTAAGACTTTCTGTTCTTGGCTGTCTTAATTCACCTCAGCGCATGTTTTCTACTCATACGCGTATCAATCACTCTATTTAGTACGAGGGTCATTAACTAAAACTCCGTGTCCGGTTCAAAACTACGTAATCGCTACGTGTCTCTAGTCACTCGTATGAGAATCAAACCTTGTTTGATTCTCCGGCGCCGGTAATCAGCGCCGTGGCATTTTTTCGTTCATCGTCTTTCGACTTCACGGCAGGTTAGTTCGATTTAACCAGTCCCCACTGCCCTAAATTGTCGGTTTCAAACTATGTTTCTCTATCTCTCCGTTCGGGAATCCAAACGTTATTCATTCGGATTTCTGAATAGAATAATAAATAAACTAACCAACATTATCAAGTTTTCTAAACGCTATTTTTTGTAAAACTAGGGAAATTACTAGTACGTAGATACAAAAAAACCGCCCGAAGGCGGTTAGTTATAACTAGAGATTTGAAAAGTTATTTAGAGTTTAAGAATGCTTGTAACTCTTCTTTTGTCCAGCCTAGTTTTGCTAGGCGAACTGGTAACGGCTTGTCTTTTTTCTTCATAACATTTTGAACAATAGCGTTAAATTGCTTAGAGGATGTCTTAGAAGAAAGTAATATTTCTTTCTCCTTATCTGTCGTATTGTCGTTTACTAATCCTGTATACATTGCAAGAAATAAGCCGTCTTTGTTGTTGCATTTTTCATTCATGCACTTTAAGGCCGTGTCATAAACTTCTTTATATGCCTTATTCTTAATAACTGTAGAGCCTAACAAACAATCTTTAAAAACTATCGATGACATAACGTATTCGCCCACTTTACAGAATGCGTATACCGTTTGTCCTTTATCTAAGTCTGCAAGAGAATCTAATTCACTCTTTTGAAAATAAGCTCGTGGAGATACGAACTGCTTGTATTTAAATGACAAGTACGGAGCACCAAAAGCATCTTGGCTGATTTCATCGATAGTTCCGATTATTAACAGATTTTTGCCTTTGTACAGCTTGTTTCCTTTAATTTCATTCTTTGAGTACGCTTTTTGAACATCCGTAACGGTTACGCGTTCAAAATTACCCACATATTTCTTAAGATCTAAAAAGTTTCTTCCATCCTCTAAGCCAGTTTCTAAATCGTCATTGATTAAGTTCTTTAATAATTGTTCATCAAAAGGCTGTTTACTTTCTTGCGCTGTAGTTACACTGGCGCTGGCGAGAAGGGACGCCGCTAACGTAACACATAAGGCTAATCGCATATTTCCTCCAAGAAAAAACGAAGTTAGTAACCGATAGTTTTAAAAGACTTGATAACGCGTCCTATCGTGAAAAATTCAACTTGAGAATCACTTTCTATTTCAATATCTCGATACTTCGGATTCTCTGAAATTAAGATTAGTTTTTTTCCGATTGAGCGCTGCACACGCTTAATAAAATATTGGCCGTCTAGGTACAAGAAGTAAATGCCGTCACGGTCGCATACGCGAGACTTAGTATCAACAAATACTAAATCACCTTCGCTTATAAGCGGCTCCATGCTGTCACCGGTAGCTGTAACGATCTGAACATCTTCAGGCGCATAATGCGGAAAATTATTAAAAAACCACTTGGCGCCGGCCTGAATCGTATCGACTAATTCCGATTCGTCAGAAAACTCAACCGGCGCCGTCACTTGCGGATAGGTTCCGCATAATCCTTGTAAATTTACTTTTCTAATAGTTACAGTATTGGGATTGTCTGCTGTGAACTCAGGCCCATTGCCGGACATAAGCCAATCGACGTTAACGCCGAAAAATTTAGCCAACCCGACGGCATCGTCATATTTAAGCTGAAGTGTCTTTCCGTCAACCCACCATTTAACCGTTGCTTTAGCGGCGCCGGTTGCCCTTGATACGTCTCCGATTGAAAGATTCCGCTCCTTCATCAGTTTTTGTAAACGCGTTGCGAAACTCATAACAACTCCTTTCACTTTTGCTTGATATTAAGAAAACTAAACACAAAAGTAAATAAACGTGAACGGAATATTTAGGTTTACAAACGTTTAGAAAACTATATAATGAATAGTTGAAAAACTAAACTATTTGGTCGGATTATGAATCAGGACGATTTTAGAAAGGAAGCATTTAGAGAAGTGCTTTCCAGATATGAAGGAAAGTTCTCTAGAGACAAGGGACGCCAAGCTGCTATCGCTCGAGAGTTGGGAATAACGCCGTGCGCGGTTTCATTGTGGCGCGTTACAGGCATTCCTAAAAGCCGTATTCCGTATTTCAAATTAGCGTTTCCGGACTTGGCGATTTGGAAAAAAGCTCACTGAGGTGTCGTTATGAGTTTCTTACTCTCTCGTAACGCGGCTAAATGTACGCTCGGCAGTCCGAGCGCTAAAGCAGTTTTACGCTGTCTTTGCGACTATGCGGATGATGACGGTACAAACTGCCGCCCATCTACTGAAACGATCTCGCTAGAAACAGAATTAGACCGAAGAACCGTGTTTAAAGCAGTATCGTTTTTATCATCTAACGACTGGTTAAAAGTTTTTAACGCTGGACGCGGCTCACGTAATTTTTACGCCTTAAACGTACAAAAAATAAATAACGGTTTCGAGCAAGCGAAAGTTACTAAAGAAGTTTTCAAGTCTGAAAGCGGTATCAAATTTGATACTAGTAACGAAAATGCTACTAGTGACAAAAACGTTAGTGGAGTGGTTACATTTTTGCAGGAAAGTGGTAGCAAAAATGACACTCAACTATATCAAGACTATACCAATACTAAATCAAATATAGATGCACGCTCTGAACCGGTAGAAAATGAACTACCACTCGTCGAGGTGTCCGAGGTCGCGGAAACTGAACCAACTCTTTCCAAACAGGAAACAGTTGAAAAACCTCATTCTCGCAGGGTGGCTACTAAAACGCAAACTAGCGTAGTAAAGCCTGACGACGTGAGCGCGGAATTATGGGCCGACTTTTTAAAACACAGAAAACAAAAGAAGGCGACGGTAACTGATCGCGTTATCTCGTTAATTCGTAACGAAGCAAAAAACTCAGGGTGGACGTTAGAAGAAGCGCTAAACGAGGTCATTCTTCGCAACTGGGTAGGCTTTAAGGCTGAGTGGGTTGAGGCTAAAGACCCTAACGCTGTATGGGTAAAGGCTGAGGATTATCAGCCGGAGTTACCGCCAGTTGAATACGCTCCGAGCGCTCGTGAATGCTTCGACAGAATCATGGCGAAATCTACGTATGCGTATGACATCAAAGACTTGTCACAGCTCGAAAGAGTAGTCAACAAAAGGGAGAACAAATGATGTTTAGTGCCGCCGCTATGGTGAGAAATGAACAAGGACAAACGTTTTACGAATATCCGGACGCGTTCACGACCTCACAGCTCGTATTTTTTCCTGTACTTACAGAAGAAGAATTAAAACTCTATCAAGCTGACGCGATTGTGCGTGAAGGGATCGAAGAATTACCTGAACGTCGTCCACACGTGCCGACCGTGCTTTTTTCATTCTCCGACGACCCGATGAAATTAAAAGCTCATTTTATCGAAGGGAAAAACGTCTTAATCGACTTTATCGACGTTGACGATACGCCTCAATTACGAGAGACGTTAACGCGCTGGATGCGTGCAATACCTGTGCTTAGACCTCAATCAGTCGTCGTTACGGTCATGTTTAAAAACAGACAACTAATCGCTTGGAAATATGATGATGTCAACAAAAAATATTACAGATTTGCCTGATTCGCCTGAATTTTGGGCAGACCCACTAGGCGGACAGCAGATTACAACCTCACTCGCTGAATACACCGAGCTGGCGAGTCGTCCGGAGGAATTTTACGTAACGAAAGACATTCGCGAGTTTCGTAACGATTTTCAAGTTTATCTCGACGAAAAGAAACATCATGTCGCTAAGTACGTACTTCCGTTTAAACAAACAACGTTAGACGGCAAAGAAAAAGCTATCGATTTCGAGTTTCGTCCGGGCGAGTTGACTGTGTTAGCTGGCGAAAACGGCTCGGGTAAATCGCTCCTTCTCGGACAAATCGGTTTGCACCTTTTAGCGGCTGGTGCGTCACTTTATATCGCATCGTTTGAGATGGCGCCGGTTAGAACAATCGAGCGAATGCTTACGCAGGTCGTTTGCTCTCGCGATAAACGCGTTATCGACGAAAACGATATCAATCTCTTTTTTAACGAATATGCTACGCGACTACACATTTGCGATTTACAGCGAAAGGTAGACCCGGACGAACTAATTCGATTACTCGAAGCAGCAGTCAAGTATTACAAGTCTGACGTTTTATTCGTTGACTCTTTGATGATGTGCGTTCGTGACGACATCGATAAAGAAGAAACTGATTACGTAATGGGGCGCTTAGTTGAGTTCGCTAACGTGAACAAGGTTCATATCGTTGTAGTCGCACACTGCCGCAAACGTTCTGACTCAAGCTCTAAGTCCTTCAACGTATTCGACGCCGCCTCGAAAGAGTCGATCAAAGGTTCGTCAAACATTACAAACATCGCTTGTAACGTTTTCGTACTCGCTCGCGACTACTCGAAAGTTCAAAAACGAGCTGAGGGTAAAGACGTAGACGACAGCAAGCCGGATTTCGTGCTCAATCTCTGCAAGCAGAGACACGGCGGATATGAAGGTTTTATCAAGCTATGGCGCGATAACGCATCGCTCAATTTCTGCACGTCGATGTTACGTATCCCCGTCCGTCCAGCATTGACAAAAGATAAACCGGCGCCGGACGAAGAAACAGTAATCGAACCGTACTTCTAAGGAAAAAGCATGACATTTGAATCCTACGTACTTCTAACGCTTTTAGTCGCTCCGGTCGTATTAGTTAACGCATACGTACTGACGAAGCTAGCAATTTTGATGTTTAAGAAGGAAAACGAATGAAAGATCGTGTTTTGGCTTTTGTTTTTCTTTATGTCTCGTTGCTCATTGCGCAAGTTATCGCGTTCAGCGTATCGAGATTAAGCGGAATTACTAACGTTAACGCTTTTGTGCTTATGACCTTAGTCGTTTGGTTAATCGAATTTGCCGCGGTTATTTGGATTTTGAGGAGACGCTAACGATGTCTTTCAGTATTCAAAAATTTATTGAGCTTTTAGCTTATTGCGGCGGAATTAGCGCCTTTTGTGACTTCTTTTTTGATTCAGTAGTTGACGGGGACAAGTTCGATAGAACGATATTTATCGTAATTCTCCTTGTCGTTGCCGTTTCGTCGTTCGTAATCAAGGGATAAGCAATGATTCGCTGGTTTTATAAATTCTTTTTCATGCTGGGTATGTACGGTGGCTTGATTTCGTTCTGTGAAACGCTAGACATCGCAACAAATCGAACGCCTAAAACGTTTGACGAATGGGATATGTACCTAGCAATAGGAGTCGCATTTTCATCTGCGTTTTTCAACTGGAGGCGGTTTTTATGAATCGTGGTTGCTGTCTCTACTGCGCTCATGCCGCGTCGTACTGGATCGACGGAGCCGGGAACAAGCACGTTCCGCCTAAGACCTCGTTCGGAGACATGAATATCTATTGTTTACACGAATCTCGTGCTCCGGGTGAATGCTATCCGATTAGTTTCGCACGCTGTACACGTTTCAAACGTGCGCAAGACGACCAAATTCAACGCAGACGCGCTTTTTATTCGCAGTTTGAACGTTGGCACACTCACGCTCAGATGATCGCACAACGACGCTAAAAAGCGCCTTCCCGAGGAGATTAAAAACATGAGCTTTGAAAACGATCGCTTCGTTAAAAGTATGGATTTCTCAGACTACTGCTTTGAAGTCGTACGCCTAGCGTCATTGAATAAAACACCTAAAGAAATTGAGGAAATTTTAGGACTTGAGCATTACTCGATTCATAAGAAGTTTCACGCTTATCTGATGATGGGTTACCGGAAGTATTTCGAGACTCACGAATGGAACGCGAACCTTACAGAAGAACGCCGCGCTTTAATTTGGCGCGTTTTCGGTCGTTTATACAAAGTAATTGGGAAGAAAAATGAACAAGTATTTGCAAGCTAAGGGGCGTTTACGTGCTGGAGAGATGAATAAAACGGAAACCGCGTTTGCAGCCATGCTCGAAACTCGTAAACGAAGCGGCGAAATCGTCGATTACTGGTTTGAAGCGGTCTCGTTCAAGATTGCAGATAACCAGTGCAGATATACACCTGATTTCCTCGTACTGCTCAATGACATGAGCCTCGTTGTTTTCGAGGTCAAGGGCTCGTTCCGAATCATCGCAGACGACGCTAAAGTGAAGTGCAAAGTATTCAGCTCTAAATATCCACTACAGCTCTACATAGTTGCGCCTAGACCTAAAAAAGTCGGCGCCGGCTGGGAATGTCTCAGCTACACAGACGAACAACCGCCTATCAATCTCAACTAACAATAATCAGGAGGGTTAATGGACGATAAAGAAAAACAGTTGATCGCAGACTTGCGCCCACGCTTAGACAACTGGCGCCGAGCTTATCGCGATAGGGTTATTAAAAATATTTCGATTACGTACGCAGTTCAAAAAGCTCTAGCGTTGACGCGTGATAAAACTGATTTCTCGGAGGATTACACAGGGCCGGAGGATAGAAGCGATGATTACGGTATCGAGGTAGATCAGAAAGACGCGGATTTACTAAACACGGTTTGGCAGTACATGAGCACGCCTGATACTGAAATGTTAAGTATCGGCACTCACGGCCTTAACGTGCGTACAGCTAAGCTCATTGTACTTCTTTACGTATTCGGCTCGGAAAACTCTCTCAACCGTGCCGGACGTAAAATTTGGCGCATACGACCGAAAAAGCTAGACACTTGGACGACCGACGCTCTAACGTTTTTCGCTATGCGTATTCGCGTCTATACCATCTATTGCAAACAAGAAAAATAACGTGTAGTGTAGGTGCTAGACAATTTCAAGCTGTGTATCAGCCGCCCGATTTGGCTTAATTAGAGAAGGTTCCTTGCGGAGGAACCGGCGCGCTCGGAGGAAACGACGAACGACAACGATTAAGCCAAACGACATAAGAAAAAGTCTAAAGTTACCAATCGCAAGGGAGAAATCCTGATGGGATTTTTCTATTCGGGGATGAGGAAGCGGGAACTTCTTCATCCTTTTTTAATACGACCGCTCGCTATCATGTTTCTCTCCAACGTTTCATGAGTTCGCGAGCGGTTTTTCGTTTCACGGTAATCAATATACAAACACTGTCATAGAGCCTTTTGGTTGCAAGCCTCCTAAGTCAAGTAAACCGTAAACGAAAGCCGCATTACCTTGTATATGTAACGCGGCACCTTTTCAGCCTCTCGGAGGGCTTCGTTCACCGAGCCAGTTAACTCGGTTGTACGAAATCAACGTACAACTTATTTATAAGGATTAAGCTCAAGGCTGAGATAGTATCCGAGCGCTTTAAATGCCTCGTAATACATATCGAAGCTAACAGGGCCGCTTCCATCGACAAGGCGTTGTGCCTGCTGTCTAGACATATCGAGAAGGCGTGCAAGTTCAGATGTGCTCATGTGTTTTTCTCTGAGCAGATTCCATAAACGAATACGCGCCTCGAGTTTCAGCGGCACAACTAAGATACCGTCGTGATCTTTAGGCGCAGACGGTTCGGGAATTGGCTTCCGCTGCTTGCGGAATGTTTCTTCGATAAAGTTTTCGACCTTATCGGAAAGAATATCTAAAGCTCGCTCAAGCGAATCAGCTTCGCAAGTTAAGCCAAGATCACGAACGCTAAAAACGTTGTGTTTGATTTCAGAAACCGGATAAAACATTTAAAATGCTCCTTTGGTGAGTATGTGGATTTCCCCCTCTTTCGAGGGGGACGGTAGTTAGTCTCTAACTAGCACGATTTTTATGAAGATCAGGTTAATTGTGATTTCCTTTACTTTCCACTTAACCTTGATTTCACGAATCAATCGGTTTCTTAAATCCACATTTCTCACCTCCTTTCATGTTTAACTACCATGTTTATAATTATACAGAAAAAGTATAATTTGTCAACAGTTTTAGATTAAAAAATATAAAAATGGCCACTTCAACAAAAAACAAAGTCGGCCGTCCTTCTTCGTATACGCAGGAATTAGCTGACGAAATTATCGAGTTGATTCGTAACGGATACTCTGAGCGCGAAATTTGCAGAAAACGCGGCATGCCGTCGCTTAAAACGCTGTGGAATTGGAAAGATCAACATCCTGAATTTTTACGACAGTCCGCGCGCGCGAGAGCAGACAGCGCGATGATTTTCGATGACCTTCGGATGAAAGAGGTTACGAAGTTAAAGCGTTTAGCTGAGAATCGTTTAGATTTAGGACTCGAATTGCCGCGCACATACATTGAAGCGAAGAAAATCATTATTCAAGAATTTGCGCGGTCAGCTGCATTAAGAGACGATTCAAAATTTGGCGACAGGAAACAAGTTGCTATCACCGGCGCCGATGGAGGCGCTGTAAAGGTTGAAACCAAACAGGAATACGACTTATCGAAATTAAGCGTAAGTCAGCTAGAGGCGCTGGAGGCTATTTTGCATGATTCGGACACTTCCAAGCCTAGCGGAGATACGACTGTGGAAAGCTCGTAAGTCTCTCGTTTACTTCACTACGTACACCAAGCCCGATTACCTGATGGGCTGGGTTCATCGTGAGATATGCGCAGAGCTTGACGACTTCTTACAAGCTGTAGCGGATAAAAAATCGCCACGTTTGATTATTACGATGCCGCCGCGTTCAGGTAAATCCGAGCTGGTTTCGCGTCGCTTTCCTGCGTACGCGTTAGGACGAAATCCTGACTTGAGCATTATCGCTACATCGTATTCCGCCGATTTATCTCAGCGGTTTAATCGCGATGTCCAGCGTGTGATAGACGATGAACCGTACTATGCTTTGTTTCCGAATACGAAACTTAACGGGTCGAGAGTAAAGACAGACAGCAGAGGCGCCTACATTCGCACGTCTGATTTATTCGAGGTCGTAGGACACGTTGGTTCATATCGTTCATGTGGTGTAGGCGGTGGCATTACGGGTCAAGGCGCAGACATTCTAATTATCGATGACCCGATTAAAGATCGTGCTGACGCTAACAGTTCAACGATTAGACAATCTATTTGGGATTGGTACACGTCTACAGCGTATACACGTTTATCGCCCGGTGGCGGCGTTATCGTCATGGCTACACGCTGGCACGTTGACGACCTGATCGGACGATTGATTAACGCGATGAACGCAGACAGCGAAGCCGATCAGTTCAAAATCGTGAATTATCCGGCTATCGCAGAGCATGATGAATTACATCGTAAAACAGGCGAAGCGTTACATCCTGAGCGCTACAACCTCAAGCAACTAACGCAGATTAAAAACACGGTCGGTTCTCGTGATTGGAATGCGTTGTACCAGCAGCACCCGATTATCGAAGGCGGCGGCCTCATTCGTACCGAATGGTTTAAACGTTATCGCATACCGCCGAAACTGAGCTATCGAATTATCGCGTCCGATACAGCATTAAAAACACGTGAGTACAACGACTACAGCGTTTTCGGCATAGCAGGCTTAGGTGAGGATGGCAATCTTTACATCCTCGATATTCTGCGCGGCAAGTGGGAATCGCCGGACTTACTCAAACGAGCGTCAGACTTTTGGAATAAACACGTAACGTTAGATAGCTCAAAGATACGAGGTTTTTATATCGAGGATAAAGCTAGCGGTACGGGACTCGTTCAAACGTTACAGCGAAGCCGTGATCCGGTTATTCCTGTCTTACCAGTTGAACGAACGATAGACAAGTTAACGCGTTATCAAGATGTTTTACCGTTTATCGAATCAGGTCACGTATATATCCCTGAGTCGGCTCCGTGGGTTAACGATTTCTTGCGCGAATGCGAGGAAATTCAACCAGACATGAAACATCGACATGATGACCAAATCGACGTGCTCGCCGATCTCATAAATCTGACGTTGCAGAAAAACTCTAATTTCTCATGGCAAAGAATCTTCAATTAAAAAACGCAGGACGTACGAAACACGACAGCGCGACCGCATACGTAAGCTCTGTATGTACAGGCGAGCTAATTACGAACGTCGCAAACGAAATAAGTTTTTCGTTGCCGGACGAACTGAAAGGCCGTTTGTTTTCGTCTAACTGGGTAGCTCGGCGTATGGCTGAGTCAATCGCCAGCGACATGACCTCTAAGGGGGTGAATTGGCGCCTTGACGCCGATACGTCTGCGTTCCTAGAGAAAGAGTTTCGTCGCCTGAATGTATGGCGTCTATTGACTGACGCGATTACGTACGCACGCGTCTACGGCGGCTCGCTCGTAATGATCGACATGGGCGACGGGGCGCCGGAGAGCGTTTTAAATCCTAACGGTACGTTACTCGGCTTTCGTGTATTCGATAAAACCGAAATCACGCCGAGTACGACTGTAAAAAACTATGGCGCTGAGGCTGGATTACCTGTTAAATACAGTATTCAGCCAGCCTACGGTACGTTATCGACGTTCGACGCTGACGCAAGCCGCGTTATCCGTTTCGACGGAATACGTTCAACGCATCGTAAGCTCAACGTAAACCAAGGGTGGGGTGAGTCCGTTTATGACGTAGCCAACTCAGCTGTTAACGCATACGGAGCCTCGTTAGATAGCTGTCTCGAATTGCTTAAGCGTTGTTACATACGCTATTTAGGTATCGAGAATTTTTGGCAGGGATTGCAGGACGACGAGCGCGCTTCTTTCATGGGCCGCGCTGTAAAAATGATTAATGACGTTCAAAATAATGCGTCGCTAACCGTATCTGATAACAAAGACACGTTTCAGTCTCAGTCGTACTCGTTCGGCGGCATTCGTGACGTGCTGATTACGTTCTCGGAGCAGATCGCCGGCGCCGCAGAAATACCGTTAGTCAAGTTATTCGGTATGTCGCCCGCTGGATTCTCGACCGGAGACGCTGATCTAGCGAATTATTACGATACCGTCTCGCGCCTTCAAGAGGATAAGTTACGCGAACCGATTAGCCGTATCGCTTCGTTAATCCTCACCAGCTCAGGCCGCGAAGTAGGCGAGATCGACTTCGACTTTGTGCCGCTGAAACAGGAAACAACGAGCGAACGTATTACAAACGCTCAGAACGCTGTTAATACGATTCTCAGCGTGCAAGCAGCCGGACTAATTTCAGACAAGCGAGCGCTCGAAGAAATTGCCGCGTTATCCGAAAAGACGGGAATCTTTTCAACCGTTACGCCACAGGATATCGACGCGCTCAACGAAGTAGAGCCGCCTCCGATACCGGGTGAGACAGGGCAGTACGTTGAAGCTGGCCTGCCTAACATCGGTAAGGCCATTGACCCTAACGAAACGCCGAATTTCGGAGCGTTTAATTTAAATTAAATGGCAACGTTTAATCACGAAAAAACGTACCGCGCTCGCGTGTGGCGTTATTACCGTCAAGTCGCTCGTAACATTCAGGCGATTATTAACATGAACCTGAATCCGGACGGGACGATTAAAGACTTTGGGATACTGCAAGCGCAGCTCGATAATTACGCGAATGCGTTACCTACGCCGACCGCCACTCTCTGGTCAAAAATCATAGGAAATAACGCGGTACTTCTTGCGCGAGATTTCAAAAAAGCGGCGGGTTTGCGCATTGATACGCAGTCGCCGCAAATGATCGCGTTAGTAAACAAGCTCGTTCAAGAAAAGGTCGATTTAATAAAGACCTTGCCTAATAACGCCGCGTTAGAAGCTCAGAAACTCAGCTCTCAGATCGCTTTAGAGACGGGCGCTAGGCACGAAACGCTAGTCGCGAAAATCCAAGGGATGACACCCGGATATCCTGAGTACGCCGCTAGACGTATCGCACGTACTGAGGTAGCGCGTACGCAGTCAACGCTCGTACAGGCTCAGGCGCAGTCCGTCGGAATCGATCAGTACGTATGGCACACCGTCGAGGATGAATCCGTACGCGCTTCTCATCAGGCGATGGACGGTAAAGTTTGCTCGTTCTCAAATCCCCCTGAAGTTGAACCGGGAAAATACTATAACCCCGGGGGTACTTACAACTGTAGATGTTTTGCTGTACCCCTCCTGCCTAATAACGCTTAGGAGTCTAAATGTATGACTTGAGCTATCCAATTTCACCGAATAAAGCCCTCACGAAAGAGGGTTTTTTAATTTGTCGTAATGCCGTCATCGCGTCGATTGGCGCACGTGAATACGCTCTTTCTGAAACCAACGAGGTTAAGCCGAATGCTGAAGGGAAGGTATTCATTATGCGTCCTAGCGATGTGTTGTTCTCAGATGACACTATCAATTCATTAGAAGGAAAACCTGTAACTCTCGGACATCCGCCAGTCGATAGCGTGACAGGGGATAACTGGAAACAGTACGCCGTTGGCAGTATTTCGCACGTTCGCAAAGGCGAAGGCCATACCGCTGGATGTCTTGTAGCTGATCTAATGATTTTTGAGCCTAAAGCGATAGAAGCCGTTTTTAACGGCGTCGCAAAAGAGCTGTCATGTGGCTTTAAATCGAACGTTATCGATCAAGGCGGCGGAATCGGCATCGAAACAAACTTCATAGGTAATCACGTTGCTTTAGTACCTCAAGGAAAAGGCGGAGCGACGTGCTCTCTAAAAGATTCTGTAATTACTAAAGAGGATACAGACATGGCATTTTTCAAGAAAGACGCAGCACCTGCTGACGTTAACGCTCAGATTCTCCAACAGCTCCAAGCCATGAGCGAACGATTAGCCGCGCTCGAAAAATCTGCGCAAGCTCAGTCTCCGGCGCCGGCTACTAACGCTGACGAAGCTAAAAAGCCTGAGCCGAACGCCACTCAGACACCTGCACCGGATAACAAAGCAGCTGAAACTCCGGCGCCGACACCCGACGATAAAAAAGCCGACGACGATATGCCGCCAGCCGCTCCTAATCCGCTGGCTGGCATTGATCCTGCTGTACTCGGCGCCGCTATCCTGCAAGCGTTGACTGACGCCAAAGCAGATAAAAAAGCAGACGAAAAGAAAGCTGACGAATGCAAGAAGGAAGAAGCGAAGAAAGACGCTAAACCCGAAACCAAGCTCGACGCCGCGATGATTCGTGACGCCGCAGATATCGCTCCTTCGTTAGCGCCTACTACGCCTAATCTGCCGTATGCCGCGATTCTTGAGTTTGCGAAATCACAGCAGGGCAAATCTTTTGTCGACTCTTTCGGCGACTTGTCTAAATGTGATCATGCGATGGTTTTACGTGCCTGCGCAAATTTCAAGCGTTCTATGACGCAAGCAACGCTCGCAACAGTTAAACACGATGAAGCACCGAAAAAAGCCAAATCTTTTGTCGAGCAAAGCGCAGAACTTTGGAATAAAGCGAAATAACTTATCGGAGATAAAAAATGCAGACTGGATACATTGAACAAAACATGATCGCGGGTTTCGTAACTCGCGGTGGCGCGGACATTAAGTCCATTACGGCAACCGCCGCTATCGGCGCCGGATTGCCTGTTAAACAGGATTCCGACGGTAACGCCGTGTTGCTCGAAACAACCGACGGCCTCGACGCGATGATCGGCGTTGTCGTGCGTTATCACGAGGGTTGGACGTTGCAGGTGTTTCCGCAAGAAATCGGCGTACTTTCGACTGGCTACATTCAGGTGCCTGCGGCCGCGTCCATTACGCCTAAACGTAATCAGCCCGTCTATTACGACGCGACAAATCAAGTTTTTACGACTGATAACACGAAGGTGCCCATTCGCGCAGTTTTCGCCGCCAACGGAATTGCTGACGGATGCGCTGAAATTCAGGTAACTCAGCAAGTCGTGATTCCTGTTAAATCTACAGGTTCTTAATCAAACATCATTTTTCTTAACTAACTAAGCCTCGTTCGTTTACTCGAACGGGGCTTTTTTTATGGACAAATAAAATGGCAATTTCAGCAGATCAAGTAAAAGCGCTGTGGAATTCTCGACTCGCACAGCTTGAGCCGGAAATCATTCGCCCGCTCACAAATTACTATTTCACTCGCGATATTCCTATCGTCGAAGACCTCGATAAGGTCTCTAACGTCGTCGCTTTAAGAAATATCAAGGGTATCGGTCAGGGCACTAAAGACGCTAACGGAATGAGTTGGCTCGGCAAGGGCGCTAACGACCTTCGCGGCGTTGATTACGAAATGAACGCTACGGCCGTAGCCGTTTATACTGCTGGCCGCGAAATCTCCGTAACCTCTATGGAGCTAGAGGCCGCTCAGAAGGCTGAAGATATCAACGTTAACGTCGAGCAGGTTGAACTCGTTAACGATAAATTCCTGCAAGAAGCACATCAGGTCGGTTATCTTGGCGATAGCGGCTTAGGTTTCAAGGGTTTCTTGAATAACGATTCTATCAAGAAGGGAACGACTACAGGCGCTCTCGCTGAAACCTCTCCGACATGGGACGGTATGGCGAAGGCTATTGATGACTACTTCAATCAGGCATATCAGGCTACTAACGGCGTCATCATGCCGAATACAATGCTTCTTACGCCTGCTCAGTACGTCAAGCTATTTAGCATGAAGGCTCCTGACGACCGTCACTTCTCCATGATCGATTACATCGAGAAGGAGTCTCTCGGACGTAAGGTTGCAGGTTCTATGACTGTTAATCAGGTCAAGGAATTATCTTCTCTCGGAACCTCTTCTAAAGACCGTATGGTTCTTTATACGAAGGATAAAAACTACGTTCGTTACCATATTCGCCCGGTATGGCGTGAAAAGACCTACGACAAAGGACTCGACTATTGCGCCGCTTACTTGTGGCGCTTGGCTGAAGTTCAGTTCCGCCGCCCTGAGACCGTGATGTACTTCGACGGTATCTAAGCCTCGCACCTCGCGAGGTTTTTTTATGCCTGCTGGATACGTCCAGCGGGCGTACTCACGTTAAAAACGAAATGACTTACGACGATTTTTTACAGATTTTTCCCGAGTTTTCAGAGTTTCCGAAGGTTCGCGTCGAGTTCTATTTGTCTGAAGCAGACAATCAGATTAGCGAAAATAGATTCGGAAAAAGCACCGAGTTCGGTAAAGCTCTGTTTACCGCTCATTACCTAGCGTCGCTTGATAACGGTCAGCGCACCGGCGCCGGTGGCGAAGCCTTGAAAGGAAACATTAGCAACGGAGCTCATGGCGCAGTCGCTTCTAAAACTGTCGGTTCCGTTTCTGTTTCTTACGATACTGCGTCTACGTCGTTCGCTGACGCTGGCTATTGGAATTCAACGCCTTACGGGAAACAGTTTTTTGACCTTTTAAAACGCTATCGGCGTATGCCGTTCGCAGTTACAGGACGCGCATCATGGCCCTAACGATGAAAGTAGAAGGCGCCGATGCGCTCAAGTCAGACATCTTTCACTTAAAGAAACGTTTCGAGCGTTTTAATAAACAAGGCGTTTCTATTGGCTATATCGAAGCGAAAAGTTTGAAGCGTAAGGATACGCCTGTAACTAACCTAAAAATCGCAACGTGGCAAACGTACGGAACGCATACGATACCGCCTAGGCCTTATTTAAAACCAGCATTACTAACGAACGAAAAACGAATACACGAAATTCTTGAGCAGGCGTTAGTAGACGAAGGCTTGAGCGGCAAGACCGGCGCCGTAAACAAAGCGCTGAACGTCGTCGGTATGCTCGTTCGCGATACGGCCAAACAAAATATCGTCGATCAACGAAACTTCGTGCCGTTGGCGCCGGCAACAATCGCGGCCCGTAAGCGTCATGACTTTAAAGGTACGAAAGCACTTATTCGCACTGGCGCGCTTCTTAACGCTATTCAATACGTCGTAGATAAAAAATGATAGATGTCTCAGAAATCGTTAGAGACCCTGATTTCACGGTCTCATGCGTACTCATTCGTCAACAGGCTAAACCGCTCGGAAACGGACGCGACGAAATTACGAAAATCCGTAAGCCGATACAGGCGGTTCTACAGCCGTTAACGGATGCGCAGTTAGTAAATATCGTGTACGCCGACGGTTCCCCTGTAACGTGCGGCCTCACGTACTACGGCGTCGAGCGTGTATCGCTCGCAGACGACGGCTTTATTAACGATCAAATCGAATTTAATGGCGTGCTGTACGACGTTATGTCTATCGCCAATTACAACCCGAACGGAGCCTACTATCAGGCAACGCTCGCAAGGAGCAAACAAGTATGAGTTACGTAGACTCTACGCAAGCAGGCGTGCTCGCAAGCACTGCTACATACGTTTATTCAAAGGAATTCGACGACAAATTTCAGACGTGGTTAGCTAACGCGCTCGGATGTTTTCCGATCCACGTCAAACCTATGTTTCGAGAATTTGAAACAGCGATTAGTACGAACGTTCTAAACGTATTTTTCGAGTTCTATCAAATTGAGTTCATCGGCACGCCTTACGACGTTGAGGAAACCGACGATCATTTAGATCAAGCTTACGAAGGTACGGCGCACTGCCGAGTAAAGCTCATCGGTGAAAACAGTCGAGAGAAGGCGTTTTTACTACACGACCTGATTTACTTATCTCAGAACGTTGACGCGCTACAAAAATTCGGCCTCAGCATTAACGAGGCTCAGATTATTGAAATTGACCGATTATCCGAGGGCCACGCTAGAACGCCCATGAGTACCGTCGACCTAACGCTCGATTATTCATACGTCCGACGCTGGTCAATTAAATCAATAGTTTCAGCTCCTACCAGTATTCAAAACTCCTAACGAGGATTTTTAAAATGGCACTTTCTTTAAACAATATCGTTAATGTCGATATGGTGTTTAGTCCGAAAGCCGCGCAAACTCGCGGATTCGGCATTCTCTGTATTCTCGGAGATACCAAAAACGTTATCACTGCTGGAGAGGGCTATCGCACGTATACAAGCTCCGACGATGTAGCTACGGATTTCGGCGATGACGCGCCGGAAACGCTAGCAGCGATGGCGTATTTTTCTCAGTCTCCGAAACCGCAGACTTTGATTATCGCCGAGCCGTGGGACTCTACAACCGATACCGCTATCAGTACACGCGTTAGCAAGTTATTTGCAGATTACGGAAGAAATTTCTACGGATTTATTACCGCTACCAGCGCTACAGTCTCAGACGATGAAATTCTTAAAATCGCTCAGATCGTTGAATCGTCCGCGGACTCGCACATTTACGGTATTACGCTCACAGATTTGACGTGTGCTAATTCTGTCTATACTGACGAATCTACAGACCTGCCGTCTAAACTCAAGCGTGGCCAATTTACGCGCACTATCGTATTCGCCTCTGAATACGACGCTAACGATTCAGCCTACAGACTGAATAAATATCTCGTTGCGTCGGCGTTAGGTCGTATGTTTAGCGTTAATTTCAGCGGTTCGATGACAACGATCACGCTGAAATTCAAGCAAGCTCCTAGCCTCCAGCCGACTAATTTAACTCAGTCTCAGGATACGAATCTCTCGGCACGTAACGTTAATAAATATGCGATTTTCTCGAATGACACCTACATTATCGAAGAGGGTGTCATGTCGTCCGGTATGTGGGCGGATGAACGTCATGGCTCTGACTGGTTGCAGGATTTAATTCAGACTACCGTTTACAACGTTCTCTATCAGTCTAAAACGAAAATCCCGCAGACCGATGACGGAGTGGCGCGCCTTATGGCTGCTGTTGCTAACGCTATCGATCAGGCCGTCATTAACGGATTTGTGGCGCCGGGCGTGTGGAATAGTGACCCGTTCGGAGACTTAGAATCCGGTGCCTACCTTGAAAACGGTTATTACCTGTACGCACCGTCTGTTAACGATCAGTTGCAGAACGAACGCGAGGCCCGCAAGTCGCCTGTTATCCAAGCCGGTATCAAACTCGCTGGCGCTATTCACAGCGTTCCGATCATCGTCAACATCAATCGCTAATCAAGTCATTTTCTAAACAAGCCCTGCAACGAACGCAGGGCTTTTTTTATGGATTTTCAAAATGAATAAACCGACATATAGCATCGCTCGCGCAAGCGCCGCATACGCTGTCTTTGGTGGCGTCTCGTTCGATTTGAAGCAGGGTCTCACCGATAACGGCATTACGATCAACCTAGACGAGGATTTCGGTGAACGTAACAAGGCGATTGACGGTTCTAGCATTTGGAGCGAATACGAAACGAGCGCAGGTACGATCGTTCTTGAATATTTGCCTTCTTCTCCGTGCGTTCCGTTTTTCATAACTTTGCACGCTACTCAACGCGGCACTGGTTCTACCGGTTCGGACACTGTAACGGTTATTGACCGTGACATGAAATTTACGTACACAGGCTCTCAAGTCGCTATCCAGTCAATTACCGGACACAACGTCAAGAAATCCAAGGGCGATTCAATCGTCGTAACGCTTAACTGCGGACAAATTACTTCTATCGGAGCTTAATCGAATGACTAAATTTCAGGACATTACTGTTAACGGAGTTACCGTTCGTTTATATCGTTTGTCTGCTAAGCAACAGCATGACATCGTTAATCAATATTTTTTCCCGATTACGACTCAGGCGGGAGAGCTGGTAAACGTAATTATTAGAAATCCGCAGAATCAAATTGCTATTGCTTCTGCTATCGCCGAGGCTGTGAATAAATTCATGCCGGCTAACAAACGCGACGAATTGATTTTCAAACATTTAATGCCGTCCGTCAAAGTTGTGGCAGTAGGAATGGAAGTTGACTATTGCTCTATTAAGGGCGAAATCACGTGTGAAGAACTAAACAACATTAAATCGTTGTACAAAATCACATACGAAGCTCTTAAATATAACTTTGAAGATTTTTTTACAGACTGGCTCAACGAAAACAAGTTGAGCTAACTCCGCCCGAATGGCGTGATTCTGTACGCCTTTTAGATATTCCAGAGTCTTTTCTTATGCGCCCCGTTCTGCGGGGATTTCTTTCTTTTGAGTCTCTTTTCGATTCGTCCGTGTCGTTAGGTGATTTAGTCCTTCTAAATGACGCTATCGACGCGAACGACGAAAACGAGAAACGCGTCTATCAGTATTACGAGCGTAAAAATGGCCGAAACTAAAAACGATGTAAATTTGCGAGTAGGCGCATTAGTCGATTTTGCGTCATTATCTGTCGCAGAAAAAGCAGTAGGCTCGTTTTCTGACAAAATCGTTAGCTTAGCTAAATGGGCCGGCGCCGCTATTGCCGCCGGTTCCGTGGCCGTAGCTCTTCAGCGTACAGCCGACAAATTTAACGATCTCGGCGATGTCGTCTCTCGTGTTGGTAACGCTACCGTCAAAGAACTCGATCGGCTCGGATATGTAGCCGAACTTACAGGCTCAGACGCAAATACAGCTACAGCCTCGTTTGAAAACCTATCTCGAACGATAGGCGAAGCGGTTCAAGGTATCGGACGGGGCGCGCAAGTCTTTGAAAAACTCGGCTTATCTGCGAAAGATGCGCAAGGTAACGTCAAAACAACGACTCAAGTTTTAGACGAAATCAAAGTCAAGATTCAAGACCTGAGTAAGGCTGAGCAATCCGCTTATATTCAGCGCCTCGGACTCGATCGGACGATGATCGGTATGCTCACGTCTGATACGACTGAGATTATCGATCAATACAATAAACGTACCGAGGCTCTCGGAATAAATGTAGACGAAGCGGCAGAGTTAGGCGCTAAATACAACGACGCTATTAAAGTCACGGAACGCGGTTTTGACGACATCATTACCGCGTTTGTTTTACGTGTCCTACCGTCTATCACGACAGCGATAGAACGCGTTTCTAAGCTGATTGATGAAAACGCCGGACTAATTAAAAGCTACGTTGAACCTATCGCCGCCGCTGTATCAATCGGCGCCGACCTTGTTACTGGCTTCATAACCGGAGTCGGGAAACTATTTAAAGTTCTCGGAAAATGGCCTGTTTATATCGGCGCTGTAACTGTTGCATGGAAATTATTAAACGCTGTATTTAAGGCGTCTCCGATTGGACGCATTATTACTCTAGTCATGGGATTAGTAACCGCTATCGGTTTGCTAATCGATGATTACGAAACGTGGAAAGAGGGCGGGAAATCGTTCTTTGACTGGTCAGCCGCGCAAGTGTGGTTTGACCACATGAGCAAAATTTTCGATGCATTAAAAACGATTGTCGGAAATTTCTTTAGCGCTGACTGGTGGAAATCTAAGACCGAAACGATCTCGAATGAGATGTCGTTATTAGGCGAAAGGATTCAAGGCTTTTTATCCGATAGCTGGAATAACGCTATTACTGAGGCCTCTAACAAATGGGATGAGCTAAAAAATACTATTTCTCAAAAAGCTCAAGGCGTTTACGACGGCATTATTTCAACCTTCATAGGTTTGAGTACGTGGTTTAGTGACCTGTGGAACTCTATCGGCGACGGGGCTATGACGGCGTTAACCAATATTGGTAAAGCGTTTACTAAATGGTGGAACGATTTAATTAACTCCGTTAAAAATTTCGGTAAAGAAGCCACGGAAAAAGCCGGAAACATGGTTACTGGCGCTTGGGATACGAGCGTTAACGCAATCAAAGGCATGTTTTCGTGGGGAAGTAAAAAGGACGACGATAAAGCTGCATCCAGTCTGCCGACAACGACTAACAATAATCAGCGCTCTAGCACCACGTATAACAACAACGCTCAGGTACATCAAACAATTACCGTCAGTAGCGTAAAAGAGGCTAAAGAAATCGCCGGCTCAACTAACCGAGCATATCTACAGCAAGGTGGCTAACAATGTCTTTCTTAGAAACGCAGGTACTAGGATTAGCCAGTACAGCAGTCGGAAAATTGCTTCAAATTAAACCTGCTCGGAGATTTGAGGCGTTTTCCGATTTTTGTTCTATTACTGAAACGCACAATATCGCTGTAACTGCAACCCAATACCCTATCGAAGATGGTACTCAGGGTACTGATCACATCGTTAGAGAACCTAAAAACATTACATGGGATGTCATCTTTGGCGAACGCTCCGACCCGCAGGGAACGTATCAGCGTTTACTTGATTTGATGTATAGCGGTGTACCGTTTACGGCAGTCACGGGACTAAAACGTTACGACAATATGTTACTTGTTTCGGTAGCTGCTAATCAGGATACGCATTCATCGCGCATCCTGAAGTGCACGCTGACAATGCAAGAGGTTTTAATAACCTTTCCTCTCGCTACGAATATGCCGCCGAGGTCTCAGCAGGCGAATCCGAACGTAACCGCTAAAACCGCACAAACAGGTACGAAACAGCTTCAAGAAAAGCCCGTAAAAGTGTCGGCTATGGAGGATGGTTATCAAAACCTCAAGAAAATCTTTTAACGGTTTCTTTTATAAAATATGAAAACATACGAAATACCGCTCAATTCTTTTGCAGAAGAATTTAACGTCGAAATTCAGGGCGTTAATTACTTACTGCGGACGAAATGGAATGAGACGCTTCAAGCGTGGACGCTCGATATCGGACGTTCTGAGAACGACTGGCTCATACGTAATCTCGCGTTAGTCGCTGGAGAAAATCTCCTACAGCAGTACGAGCACTTAAAGCTAGGTTTCGGCTTGATCGTAGTCACGGACGGCGACGAATACGCAGACCCTACAGAAACAAACCTAGGCACGGACTCACATTTAATCGTTGTGACGAATGATTAACTTTTGGCGAAAAATTACGCTTTTAGTCGGCGATAAGGACGGAAACGGCTTAGACCTGAGCGGCTTTAGAGTCTCGTTCGACGTAGAGAAAACAGCGCTACAAGACCCGAATACCGCAAAAATCGACATTTACAACTTGTCTAAAACGACAGTAGCGAGAATCGCGGATGGTGATTTAAAACGCATTGTTTTACAAGCAGGTTACGAGTCGCATAACGCTGTCATTTTCGACGGAAACATTATTAGTACGTCACAGGTACGTAACGGCGCGGATACGATTCTTAGTATTGACGCTGGCGACGGTCAGAGCGGCTATTCATACGCGCTCGTTAATGAGACGGTTGGCGCCGGTTACTCAAATAACGACATCGCTAAAAAATCGTTTAACGCGATGAAAGAGCGCGGCGTTAAAAATGACGATTTAAAAGCTGTCAGTAATGAGACTAAGTATCCACGTGGGCGCGTACTTTTCGGCGCGGCTCGTAACTATTCGCGTGAAGTCTCTAAAAATTCGGATACGCAGTGGTCAGTGCAGGACGGACATTTGGTCTATTGCAAGAAAAACGCTACACGCGATGACCGTAAGGCGTTCATTCTTCGCGCTGATACGGGCATGATCGGTAGTCCGAAGAAAGATAAAGACGGCGTTACCGTTTCTTGCTGTCTTAACGCACTTCTACGTATCTACGACCCGATACGAATCGAGTCCGAGTTTCTAACGGGTGACTTCAAAATCCTTTCGCTTAAACATTCAGGCGATACCCACGGGAACGAATGGAGTACAGAAATTAAAGCGTGCTCGTTAGACCCGTCAACTAAAAAGACCACGAAAAAATGAATCAGTTAGAACGTATTGCGACGCCTGAAGAAATCGAGCGTCAAAAATCCGAGGATTTAAAAGCGACTATTCGTGTCTCTATGCCAGCAATCGTTACAGACGTTGATTTAGATCGTCAGGTTGTATCCGTTCGGCCTGCGATTATGGGAAAACTCAGGGGATATGAGGGGAACGTAACCGAGACTCCGTATCCTGTGCTTACTGAGGTGCCTATCGCTTTTCCACGCGCTGGCGGCCTGTGCATTACCTATCCAGTTAGCGTAAATGACGAATGCCTAGTCGTATTCGCTGACGCATGTATCGATTTTTGGTGGCAGTCCGGCGGCATCCAGTCTCCTAAAGACTCAAGGTCGCATGACCTTTCAGACGCTATAGCGATTTTTGGCCTTACGTCTCAGCCGCGCAAGTTGCCGAATGTATCGGCTGACGCTATCGAGATTCGTACAGATTCGCGGTCAGACTACATAAGCCTCACGGCTGGAAAGCTAGATATTCAAATCAACGGTGAAACGATCGTAACGGCGAATAAATCTACAGTCGTATGCCCTGATAACACGATTCAAGGGCCGTTAACAGTAACGGGACTTATTACCGGAAAAGGCGGCCTAACGGTGAGCGGCGGTAACGGTGCAACTGTAACCGGCACGATTCACGCGACTGGCGATATTTCGTCCGGCACGGTTTCTCTTCAAAACCATACTCACAATCACGGCCCGGCGCCGGATAAATAAACATGAAATATCGAAAACTAGACGAAAACGGCGATATGACGTTCGGCGCCGGACTCGATAACTATTTCATAGACAGCGCCGAGGCTGTAGCGCAGTCAGTATTAACGCGGCTTAGGATGTGGCTGCGGGAGTGGTACTTAGATACCAACGACGGGACACCGTATTACCAGCAGGTGCTAGGTAAACACACGCAAACCGAAGCGGTACAGGCGATTTATCAGCGTATCAGAGAAACCGCGGGCGTTAATCAGATTACAGAGTTTTCTACAGCGTTCGACCCTGATACGCGTCAACTGCGTATCGATGTAACGCTCGATACTATTTATGGCGAGGTGAAAGTAAGTGCCTGATCTCAAATCATTAGCCTACGTTGACGACGCAGGCTTTTTTGTTGCCGATTTCGAGGATTTCTTAGAGTTCAATAAAAGCGCGATGCGCTCTATCTACGGCTCAGATATTAACCTCGACGCGGATACGCAAGACGGTCAATTAGTCGCGCATTTTGCTCAGTCTCAATACGATTTAGCGCTACTGTGCGCCGAAGTCTTTAATAACTTTTCACCTGCAACAGCTCGAGGGGACGCGTTAAGCCGCGAAGTAAAGATCAACGGTATCGCTAGGCAATCGTCTACACATTCAAGCGTGGACGTGGTTATTACGGGCAACGCGGGCACGACGATTACGAACGGGCAAGCTCGCGATACATCTAAAGACGCTCACGTGTGGAATTTACCACCTGAAGTCGTGATACCGACAAGCGGCTCTATAACGGTTACTGCGACATGTGACGACGCAGGCGATATTAGGGCCGGCGCCGGTACTGTTACGAGAATCGCGACTCCTACCGAAGGGTGGATTAGCGTAACGAACACTTCTGAGGCTGCGCCCGGACGTGATACGGAAACCGACGCAGAGTTACGCGTTAGACAAACGTATTCGACCGCTCAGCCGTCGCAAACCGTCTTAAAAGGCATTCTCGGCGGCATTCTTGACGTGGACGGCGTAACACGTGCAATCGTGTACGAAAACGATACGAGCGCTACGGACGATAACGGCATACCTAGTCACTCAATAGCTGCTGTCGTTGAGGGTGGCGACGCTCAAGAAATCGGAGACGTTATCAAGCTGAGAAAGACCGCAGGTACAGGTACATACGGCACTACGAGCGTAACCGTTAAAGACTCCGAAGAAGTGCCGATGATCGTTAACTTCTTTAGGCCTACGGTTGTTCACGTAAAAGTAAAGATCACGCTCGAGCCTCTTACTGGCTTTACTACTGAGCTTTACAACTCGATTAAGTCTCAGGTCGTTGACTACATTAACTCATTAACGTTCGGTCAAACGGTACGTATCTCTAAGTTATACGTACCTGCAAATCTCGAAAACGACAACAGCGATATTTCATACGACATCACGTCTATTCAGATAGCTAAAAACTCAGGCGCATTCGCCTCTACAAACATAGCAATCGGATTCAACGAGGTAGCGCACTGCGATATAGGCGATGTCGAGGTGGTCACGAATGACTGATTTCAATACGTATTTACAGCGCGTACCGTCCGAGCACAGAGATAAGCCTAAGTTCGTTGAAACATTACGTTCGCTCTTAGGCCCTGTGCTTGAGCTTCAATCTCTTATGGAGCGCGTACCTTTCGATTACGACCTTGATAGCGCTGTCGGTAAACAGTTAGATGTTGTAGGCGAATGGGTCGGACGTAATCGTTATGTTTCGATACCTATCGAAGGTGTGTTTTTCACGTTCGACGATACCGAAATTACTGGTTTTGATCGCGGTGTATGGTGCGGCGAATACGACGCCACCAGCGGGATGACGAAACTAGACGATGACTCATATCGATTCCTGCTCAAACTACAGATTCTCGCGAACGTATGGGACGGAACGCCGGAAAAATTTTACAGCGGCGTTCGTTCTCTCTTTAACGGTACGTTAAGTGTCGTTATCGAAGACCATCAGGATATGACTATCTCGATCGGTGTCGTCGGTAAGGCACTATCCAGCGCTCAACGCGCTCTATTCCTTCAGCAAATAGCACCTTTTAAGCCTGCTGGCGTACGAATTAACGTTTTCATGCTTACTCAGTATGACGACGTGCCGCTTTTCGCTTTCGATATGAATACGCCGCTACTACAGGGTTTCGATACGTCCGGATGGGCGGAAATCATCGCTAACTAAATCTCAAATTTCTCTCAAACAAGCCTCGCAATTTTGCGGGGCTTTTTTTATGGGTCAAACAAATGGCTACTAATAACATCCTCAGTTTTTGTGCCGGCGCCAATCCAAATGTTACCCCGCTCGCCACTTGGCAGACTAAAGCAGTTCGCTCCAGTGGCTTCGTCTCAGGTATTGCAATTTCCGGCGACGTTAACGCCGCTATCGTGGGCGGCGCAAATATCGCACACGCAGTCGGTGAATTTATCAAAAATCAGTTAGATGAAGATGTAAATCCGACCAACGAAGCGGAGCTCGTCAGTCAGTTTCTACGAGCTCTACAAATTTTTATTCAGCGCGGCGGCGCTTGTCCGGTAGGTTCGATTATTCCTTACCTCGGCGGCGATGTGCCTTACGGCTGGTTATTAGCGAACGGAGCCTCTGTGCTCAGGTCGCAGTACAACAAGCTATTCGCCCTAATAGGTACTAAGTTCGGCGCGGTTGATGAGGCACATTTTAATTTGCCGAATCTGCATCACCGATTCATCGAAGGTACCACCTCGCTTAGCGAGGTGGGAAGCTACGTCGAGGCGGGCTTACCGAATAT